GGTACCCTGATCTCAATGCCGAACATCCTTGAGCCGGGCGGCGACTACGGTGTGATGGCGGGAAGCGGCGGCGTGCTCGGTGTCGAACGGCTCACCGCGATGCCCGACGCCGTGATGCTGCTGGCCGGCTTCCATTTTGCGCCAGGCGGCAATGCGCCGGCCCGCGCCGGCGGCGACGACGTTCCGGCCATCAACCCCTATTCGGTCTGGGACATCAATTTCCGCCCCACCTGCCCCGATCCGCGCGGCATGGCGTTCATTCCGCCACGCAATTGTTGGGCGGATATCTATCTGACCGCCGCCGACCATCTCGCCAATGGCACCAGCCAGTTTGGCGTGAAGATCGCCGATGGCGACGATCCGCCCGAGAATCCTGCGGGCAAGCGGTTCAAGACGTTCGATTACGACGCCGCGTGTGCCGTCGTGGCGCATCACGGCAAGTCGCTTCTCAGCTTCGAAGATTTCATTGCGGCGGCCTACGGCGTCAGCGAGAAGACCGCATGCAGTGATGATCCGGAAGTCACTGGCCTCGATGCCGCGCGCACCAGCAAATTCGGCCTGATGCAGGCGACCGGCAATCTATGGCAGTGGGGTCATGACGGCGATCCCGATAAGCCGCGCGCCTCGTTCTTTGGCGGCTCCTGGTTGCACGGCGGCAACGCCGGCTCGCGCTACGCGTACGTCGCGTACATCTGGCCCGACAACTCGTGCGAGGACTTCGGGGCGCGCGGCCGCAGTGACCACCTGCAACTTGGCTAGCCGCCGCGACAGCGGCGGCAACTGAATCGAGCCGATCCATGACCGTCAGGGACGACAATCTTTCGACCGACGCCCTGGCCATCGTCGAGAAATACGAGGCCTTCGTGCATTACCTTTATCCGATCCTGCAGCGTTGTCCGCGTCAGCATGGTGTCCTGCGCGATGCCGTGCTGGCCGCACTGTTCGTGCCGATCGGCGGCCTCTATCGTGCCGCAAGATCGCGTCAGGTGTCGCGGCTGCATGACGTCGATGCCGAGTTCGCGAGCTTGCGGTCATATCTGCGCTTTCTGGTTTTGCCCACCATCAAGATCATCACCCCGCATCAGCAGAGAACCGCGCTCGCGCTTCTCGCCGAGCCGGGCAAGATGCTGGGCGCCTGGATCAGGAAGCTGAGCAATCCGGCCGCGCAAGTTCAAAAGCCTGCGCGTCCGCTAGGGCAGGCGGGGAAATTGTGATGCCGCCGCGCGCCTCGATCTTTGGCGGCTCCTGGTTGAACGGCGACAACGCCGGCTCGCGCTACGCGAACGTCGCGTACAACTGGCCCGACAACTCGAACGAGAACATCGGGGCGCGCGGCCGCAGTGACGGCAGAAAACGAATTGCAGATCGGCGGCGATCACGGTCCCGCCGGCGGATCACTTCGGATCAAGGTCTGTGGTCAGCCCGCCTGTCCTGCTTCGGCGAACACACCTCAAGGTCCGGCAGAGCGGGGCGTAGCGGGCAAGGTCGCGACCTTGAGCCGTCGAGACCCGCGGCCGGCATTTTCATTCCCGCGTGCGAGGTCGGCATGGCCAAACGTTACCGCAATCTCATCGGCACGATCACCGCGCCGGAAACGATGCGCGAGGCCTACCGCCTGACCGCGCGCGGCAAGCGACTGACACCAGGCTATCTCGACTTCAAGGAATTCGACGCCCTCAATCTCGCCGAGCTCGCCGGTGCCATGCGCGAAGGCTCATATGCGCCGGGCAAGCCGAACGAGTTCTACATTCACGATCCCAAGCGGCGGTTGATCTCGGCGCTGCCGTTTCGCGACCGCGTGGCGCAGCAGGCACTCTGCCTGGTGATTGCACCGATCTTCGAGCGCGCGCTATTGCCGCGCAGCTTCGCCTGCCGGCCGGGCAAGGGCACGCATGCCGGCGTCGTGGCGTTGCAGAGCGATCTGCGGCGGCTGTCACGCGCTCCCGATCCGTCGTCGAGCGCAGTCCGCGACGGATCGGAAAACAAAGCTAGGCCGGTCTACTTCCTCAAGACCGATTTCTCGCGCTATTTCGCTTCGATCGAGCTGCCGATACTCTGGCAGATGATCGAGGCCAAGATCAGTTGCCGCGCCACGCTGCGGCTGATCGGATCAATAGTGCCGCGCCAGGGCATCGGCCTGCCGATCGGCAGTCTCACCTCGCAGATCTTCGCCAATCTCTACACCGGCGCCACGCTCGACCGGCACCTGCAGCAGACGCTCGGCGAGGATCACTGGTACCGCTACATGGACGACCTGGTGGTGCTGGGCGAGAACTCGCGCCACCTGCGCGCGGTCAAGGAAAGCATCGAGGCTTTTTCGCGCGAGCGGCTCGGCCTGCGCTTCTCAAAATGGTCGATCGCGCCAGCCACGCGCGGCATCAACTTCCTCGGCTATCGCATCTGGGCGACGCACAAGCTGCTGCGGCGATCAAGCGTCACGCGCGCGCGGCGCAAGATCGCGGCCTATCGCGCCGCCGGCGATCATGAGCGGCTGCGCGAGTTTCTGGCGGCGTGGTTGGGCCACGCGCGCTGGGCCGATAGCGCCAATCTCGTTCGAAGTCTGGGACTGGCGGCGGGCAAGCCGGAGGGTACGGCATGAGCCTGCTGTCCGCCGGCGAGATTGCCGCGCTCAAGCGCGATTACCCTTGCCACCAGGTGGCCGGGCAATGGGTGGCGCTGCGCCCCGGTTCCGGCAAGTTCGGGCCGAGCGGCTTCACCGGGCCTTGCCCGCTGCATTCGCCCAATCCGCAGGCGCGCGATTCGACCCGCTTCGAGGTCGGCGCCGAGGGCTGGGTATGCGTCGATTGCGGCGGCGGCGACGTGTTCCGGCTGGTCGCGTTGCGCCACGGGCTGGATCCCGAAAAAGATTTCCGCCAGGCGGTCGAGCTGCTCGCCGGCCGGCGGCGGCCGAGCGCCGAGGAGATCGCCGCCGCCGAGCGGGCGCCGCGCGAGACGCCGATCGAGAGCGAGCAAGCGCGCAACGAATGGCGCGATGCCGAGCGGCGCAAGGCCTACGACATCTATTACAAATACGGCCTGCCCTTGCGCGATCCGGCGGCCGCGCCCGGCCGGCGCTACTTGCGCGAGATCCGCAAGGTCGATTTTCCCGACAATGTCTGGCTGCGCTTCGATCCGGCCTGCCGGTTCTACGTGCCGGACCGGCCGCGCGCGCGGCTGGTGCATAGCGGGCCGGCGCTGCTCGGCCAGATCCAGCGCGCCGGGCATTTCATCGGCGCGCACATGACGTTCCTCGATCTCGCGCAGCCCAAGGGCAAGGCGCGCATCGTCGACCCTAAGACCGGCGCGCTGCAGCCGGCCAAGAAAGTGCGCGGCTCGATGAAGGGCGGCCATGTCGAGCTGGTGCACGTCGATGCGCCGCGCGCGCTGGTGCTGGGCGAGGGCAAGGAGAAGGTGCTGGCGGTGTGGACCGCGCTGCACGAGGGCGGCCGCGATCTGACGGCGACGGCGTTCTGGAGCGCGATGAACTTAGGTAATCTCGGCGGCAAGCACGCCGGCCTGCTGCCACATCCGACGCTCAAGACCGAGAGCGGCCGGGTGCGGCGCGTGCCGGGCTCGCTGCCCGACCTGACGGCGCCGGCGATCGAAATCCCTCCCAGCGTCTCCCGCCTGGTGCTGCTGGGCGATTCAACGTCGGACCGGTTCTCGACGCAATGCGTGCTGGCGCGCGCGGCCAAGCGTTATGCGCGGCCGGGACTCGAGGTGGTGGCGGCCTGGGCGCCGGACGGCCAGGACTTTGATGATCTGTTGAGGCTCGCCGCGCCGGAGCGCAGCGAAGGCGGGGAGGCGACATGAGCAACGCCCATGCAAAACTCTGCCCAGCCGTTCGTTTTACATTGGCCGATGCCGATCGCGCCGCTGATCTGTGGGGAATGAATTGCGGGCCAGGCGCGCTCGCTGCTGTCTGCGGCCTGACTCTCGATGAAGTGCGGCCGCACATGGGCGACTTCGAGAGCAAGGGCTATACGAATCCGACGCTGATGTTTGCCGCGCTCAAAAGCATTGGCGTCAAACATTCCCTAATCCGCGTCCGCGGCGCATGACCCGCCAGGACGCCATCCAGCAGATCCTCGCGATCGTCGCCGGTGCGCGGGCGCCGGTTGCGCCGGTCATTGTCGAGACGTCGCCCATACCGCGCGTCCGCGTGTCTGCTCGGCCGCCGGCTTTTTCGCCGCAACAACCCGCACCCTCCCAGGCGGGAGAGGCTGCCGATCAATTCACCCCGGAAAAAACAGCGGCGGCGAATGCCGAGGCGGAAGCCGAGCAGCTGCACCGCGAGCAGGAGGTCAAACGCGCGGCGCTCAACGGCGAGCTGGCGCATCTGCCGATGACCGATCTCGGCAATGTCGAGCGCTTCCGCAAGCGCTTCGGCGATGCCTTCAAATGGACGGCGGCGCTCGGCTGGCTCTATTGGG